GATCAAAGTCACCCCCGCCGATCTCCGCCAGGTCCTGTAAGGCTTTCAAAACGATCTTCCCAAAGCAGTAAAAATTCAACGAATTACCCGCTGCCCCATCCGCTTCCACGCTCAATCCCGTAAAAGGATAGCCTGCTGCGCCATTCCTGCCGCGCCCATTAGCCGTGGTCGCATCCGTCGTGCAGTTGTATTTCACAACAGTGTTGGCGATCGTTTCTGCAGCCACGCCCGCAAATGCGGTCTTATCCGCTGTGTTGGCCGGAAAGTCCACGATCCGCCAGTTCAGGATGTCCATCAGCCCGGGCAGCACCAGCTTCCCGAAATCCTGCTCGACGTGCTCATAATGAAAAGCACGGTAGATCCCCACAAAATCACGCCGCCAATCCTCGCCGGCTGGTTTGCGCATCAGGTCCATCTGCCATTTGTCTTCGATGATCCCCCACAGTGCATGGTCGCCCGGCAGATCCAGGGTGCAGATCCCGGGGGCGTTCACCGTGCGCGTATAAGAGATTGGCAAGAAATCAGCAACTTCCTTTTGCAGTGCGCCGGTTTTATCGAAAAAACGCAATTTATAATTGGTCATCAGTATCTGATCACCAAAAACATAATTTGAATATTGTCCCAATAAGTTCCGGAGGCGTCTCTGACAAAAATATCAAAATAGTTGCTGGACTTGCTAGCTCCCACGATTAAATTGTTATCGGGAGACCTTGTTAATAGCACGACATAATCGGTGTCTCCGAAATTGTGGGTTATCCTGGCTTTTCCTGTGCCTAAATTTGTAGATGTCCAAACCCCACTCATCGGTCCAACAATATTGTGTGTGATAGAGGTATAAGCGCCAAAAAAGATTTCTCCGTCAGCGCCAGCTGTGTTGAAAAACGAGGTTTTTTCTGGCGTCACTGCCTCGTCTTGGATCATGTCACTATCAATGCTGTCATCACTTAAAGTCGCCATTGTCCGCTCATCCGTCAACGTCACAGCACCAGCAGTGGTCACCAGCGCCTGGTAGAGCAGGATGTCATAGGTCGTGCCGCTGGTCTGGGTGATCGCCGGTGCAGTTGGGCTCCCCGCATCCGTTCCTGCAATCCGGTGCAGCCGTACGGTAAAGGCCGTCCAGTCACAGCGCAGCACAATCCGGTCAATCCGCGTGTTTCCCGCGCCGGAAGCATTCGGGATATTAACATCTTCCGCCGCACTGTTATGATAGACGTGCCCGTCCACCAGCGCTCCGCCCGTGTCGATCTGTACGGTGTTGGCGCTGGTCACAGTGCCCTCCAGCTCGTTCAGAAAGCCAGCTGCCACGCCCTCAAAGCCCAGGCAGGCAGAAAGGATCTCATAGATGATCTTGTAATACGCCTGGGTATATCCCGCCACCTGGTCGCCGCTGCCCGCACCGCTCGTCGTCCATTTTGCACTCCACTCAGCCATGCTGTTCCTCCAATCAGTCCCGCAGGACCTCTTAAGTTCCTAAATATCTCGTATAGTAAATAATTTCAACGTCTGTCGCCGCATCCACGGCATCACCGGTCACGCTAAAGGTGTTCGCACCGCCGCCCCCCACCTCGGAAGCAGGCAGAATCGCAAACTCCGTAAGGTCGCTATCATCCGATGGGTTCACGGTCTCCCCATCCTGGTCCTCAACCGTCAGATAGTTGAAGCGTGTATCGATCTCGTAATATTCCGCTGAGGCGATCGTATGGCCGGTGAAATCCAGCTTGTTCCCTGTCTGTTCATGGATGATCACCGGATCCGTGATCGGACCCCGGATGATGATCCTCGGGCTCGTTTTCCACGTGCCTGCATAGTTGATCACCTTGGTGATGTCCAGTGTGCTGGCGCCCACCACCGAAGGCACCGGCGAAGGCACCTCGTCCACAGCCCCGCCGCCTCCCAGGTTGAAGCTCAAACTGACCGCTGTCGGGTCATACCACACAGGATTGGCGCACCGGATTGCCACAGCGCACCGCTGCCACAAATATTCATGCCCGCCTGCCCCAAATGCCAGGCCATCACCCACCAGGTGCCCATCGATCTGTAAGCGGGTGCTGCCCAAAGTCCACCGCAGGCTGCCGGGGGTCGTTCTTGGCGTGAAGATGCGCAGTAAAGTCTGCCGTTTGCTGAAGAAATCGTCCTCATCGCTTCCCACAATCCCCAGCCCCAAAATCACGGTCCTGGGATCCAGTCTGAAGCCCCGGTCCGTTGCCCCGTTCTGCAGCGGTCCTCGCACCTCAAGCCGGTGAAGAGGTGGCATCCCCAGCCCGTCATATTCCAGTAGTTTGCACAGGGTCGCAACCTCATCCAGCGAGTAGCTGACCCCTCTCACGATCCAGCTCAGCGTGGGTTTGCTCATGCGTTTAATATCTCCTGTATCCGGATGTTTTCCTGCACGGTCAAATCATTGGTCCTTGCCGGGTGCGTGTGGATCTCATACTGGTGGATCACCTGACTCTGGTTCGACGGTGCATCCATCCCACCGCGCAGTGAGCGCATCAGCTCGCTGTTAGAAATGATCGACCCCTGCATCTTTGGAATATACAGCTCCGGACCGCGCTCACCCGCCAGGTAAGGTTGCTCTGCCATCACAGTGCCGCCAGCTGCTCGTATGCCCTGAGTCGATCCCTTAATCTGCTGATATCCCCCGCCATTCCAAACCTCATTGATCGTCAGGGTCACGGTCTTATCCTGGATGGAGTTCAGCTTCTCAATAAAGGCATCAACATCCTTAGAGTTTCGATATTGCTCCAGCAGCTCTCCTGTGGCCGTGATCAAGTCACCGGTTGCCTTGTCAACCAATCCCCACTCTTCAGCAATACCGCCAATCAGCGCCATTGCTTCGTCATAGGGCAGTCCCATCATCATAATTTGCTGGGAAAGCAGGTTGAAGATGATCCGTTTCGTCGCAGCATCATGTTCATCCGCCATCGTTTGGATCGCCACGCCAAGCTCGCCGTATTCAACATTCAGGTCCCGTATTTCCTGGGCTTCATCAGCAGTCAGAACCTTTTTACCTTGCAGCTCAATCAGCCGATCTCTGATCTCTCCCAACCGTCCCTGCATCTCACCCAGTTTTTCGGTATAATCCGCAGTCATCTGGCCAAGTTCACCATTCAGCATCGCATTCAGTCGGAATTGCTCCATCTGCTGACGCAGCGCTTCTTTAGCCTCATCCATCACTGGGATCGCATTCCCTTGCTCATCCATATAGGCGCTCAGGTCTTCTGTCGCCATGTTGACCAGGTCACCATATTCCTCAACCGCCTGGTTGTAGTTAAATTGAGTTTCTGTCAAGCGAAAGTTCATCTCGACAATTTCACCCATTTTGTTTCTCAGGTTGCCGTCCCGGTCCAATCGCAAACCCGTGCCGGCGAGATACTTGTCCAGGCTATCCAGATAATCATCATAACTGCCAGTGGTGTCGATTACGCCCTGCCGCTGGTCGAGTAAAGCATTCCGCATTTCGATCGTTTTCGCCTGCATTGCACCTGCCACAACCAGCAGCCCGGCAATCGCAGCGAGAGCTATACCCACCGCGCCAGCCGTTCCCATAAATGCCGCTTTTGTAGTGCCCAACGCTTCTGTGATCTTCGATAAGCTGATCAGCAGCTGGCCGCCCACCATCAGCATAGGACCCATTGCCGCCCCAAACCCGACCAGGTTGGCGATTGTCTGCACAGTCTCAGGACGCATGGCTTTGAATTTTTCAACCAGATTCTGGATGAAGTCAGCAACTTTCTCAAAACCCTCACCCCATTTCTTCAAAACAGGCTCCAGGGCACCCCCTTCGCTCACCATGCCCTTCAGGGCTTTCAAGAAATCAGCCCCTGCAAACACAGCTTTCTCAAATGCAGGGATAAAGTACTGCCCGATCGCCACAGCGATGTCATTCATATAGCGGGGATAAGACCGCAGCACCTTGCCCGGATCCTTCATGGCAGTGATATACGCGCCGGCGATTCGCTCACCATATTCCATCGTGGCATTCACCCGTGCCTGTACCTTTTCCTGCTCACTCAGCTCCGAAGACGCTTTGCCAACAATCTCTGCATAGTCATCATAAGCCTGGTTCAGGTCGATGATCATACCGGCGGACTTAAACAGCTCCGTGCGTCCTGTGATAATGGCAGTCGTTAGCAGCTTAGTGGTTTCAGTCGAGTTTTTACCCGCGATCACAGCCGCATCCTGGGCAACCCGTGCCACCTTGGAAGCATCAGCCAGGTCCAGCTCTGCTTTGATAAAATCCGAGATCACCTCCTGGCTGACAGCCGCCTCAATCCCCATCCCCTGCACAGCATCAGCCTGCTCCCGCACAAAATCTTCCGAGTAGCCGGCGCTTTTCCCAAGCATCTCATTCACCGCCGACAACTCGTTCACGCGTGTGGCAGCCATTGTGCTGTGCCCGATCAACCCGATCAAAGGTACAGTCAAGCCAGCCGTCATCGCCGCGCCAACATTGCGCATCAAAGTGCCGGTCTGTTTGAAAGATCCTGCTATCTTGGTTTTCGATTGATCCAGCTCTTTATCAAGCGTTTCCCAATCAACCTTGATCAGGACCTTCGCCTCACCAAGATTACCTAATGATGTTGATTCACCCATAAGGAGCTCCTATGTTGAGTGGTGCATCCAATTCACTATTCACCATTCACCCGATTCCTTAATCTTTCCGGCAGTCCCTTTTTCATTTGCTCAAAATCCTCTGCATGCTTCTTTGCTTCATCTGGTGTCAGCGCCTTGGTCCGTGGTGGATCTGTCAGGTCCTTCAACCTGGGCATAGTTTTCGCTCTGCTCAATGCAGCCGTGTGCCAGGCTACCCAGGCAAGCTCCTCATGCCGTATCTTCAAGCGCCAGTTTTCCGCATCAATCGCCGCAATAACTTCTTTTGGTGTCATCTGCCAGAAGTCAATGGTCGAAATGCCTGCCTTCAAAGCTTCCTCCAGGAGCGCATCCCAGCGTGAAAGGCTGTCAAGCCTCTCGCCATTGCGCTCCTGGATTAGTTTTTTTCCGGTTCTTCAGGTTCAGCCTGTTTCTGGCCATAATTCAACACAGCCGTCACAGCCGAACCAATCGCCTCAGCAGCAGGTGTCAGACCAACCTGATCCAACAGATCACACGCATTGTCATAGCTCACTGGCTCCGTACCAGGGCTGCTGATTCGCCTTTCAGCTTCCAGACCAGCCTGAAGCAATAGCGCCAGTTCACGGACGCCGCTTTTCCCTGTTGAAAAGCCCATCAATACAGCGGTCATGGACCTGCCAATTCGGGATTCAGCATCAGCCAGCGCCCTGGTGGTAAACAGTGCCCGATGTTCAGTGACCTGAGCACCGTTATCATCCACCACTTGCAGGATCGCTTCTTTACGCGCGCCTAAAGGCATTAGCTCGTCTCCTCAGCCCAACCGCCGCTGACCGTCAGGGAAATTGAAACGGTTGCCTCACCCTGGTCGGGAGCTCGCTCAGAAAGGCTCGTCACAAGTGCATCAGCGGTCTCAATCGTCACTTCATCCACCTGTTTGGCAACTAAAATCAACTCACCATCACGCATAGCTGCCTGGAGTGCCTCATACCCATTGTCTGTGGGAACATACAGCTGATCCAGGGTGATGCTGGCGGTATAACGCCCTGCAATCACTTCCTGCTCCCTGGCATCCTTCGAGCTCACGTCAATCTCAGCGGTGCTTTCCTCAAAGGTCACATCACGCTGTTTCCCAACCGCCGTATATACTGGTACGCTTGGGGTGCCGGTGTTCACCAGCAAAAGTACATCTGTTCCGTTCATGGTAAATCCTCCGTTCAATAGTTAAGTTTCAAGCTGAGCGGCTTCATGCCGCGTCAGCGCAGTGCCGACATCATGAGATGTCGGCCTCCGCAGTCACCTGCACAGTGATAATTCGCCCATAGACATCTTCTTCATCTGCCGAAATCGGGCCAAAACATGACGACCAGAGCCAGGCATGGTCGTCAATCAATAGAGATTCGCGATGCAGCAGAGTTCGTACCTGCTCACTGATCGCTTCGATGTCAACGGCGCTGCCTGTCGCAGCCGCATAACATCGGACGTCAACCCTCACGGACCGGCCCCGCGAGGTCTTCGTATCAAACGGCGCCTGGTCCAAAATCGGACCGATAACAATAAATGGGAGACTTGCATCTCCTGGCGCCGGATCCACCGTAAAGATAGCTGGCTCACCTTCATACGTTGACAACAGTGCAGTCAGCGTGGTGTCATCACTCAAGGTGTCGTAAATTGCATTCAAGAACATCTGTTCCCTCTCCCAACAGCATCAGCATAATGTCCCTGGCGGTATGTGTGACTGCAGGACGCAAAACAGGATA